GGTTTAAATGACATGATTTTTACCCTGCTTTAATATTTTCTTGTGTGATGTTTGCAACGATATCAATATCTGTAATGCTTACATCAGGAATGAATAGTTCGTCACTCATTGGTGTAATCTGGAATAATTTACCAAACATACTGTTGGCACTTTCAGGAACAATAACAAAACTGCTGATTTCGCCTGTAAGTTTTTTGTGTACATAAGCTGCTAGTTCTGTAAAGTAGAATGTTTCACCAAAATCCCAGTTTTCAATGGCAAAGAATTCATAAATTGCATCTACAATAACACTTTTGATTTCGTTGTCTGTAATTTTACTTCCCGCTGCACGGATAGCTTGGAAACTCGCACGTGCATCTTGTGTTGCTTTTTCACCAAACAGCACTTTGTATTTTACTGGATTATAAACAATAGTGTCACTGATTGACTTTTTGTCTGTTGTGTTAGCAAATTGTCTTGTTAACTCATCACTTGTTGGTGTTAGTGGAATATCCAACAAAACATTGTCATTAGTAATTAGCCAGTTACGGAATTCAGTATCGTAGCTTTTTGTTAAAATAAATGCATCAATAATATTGCTAAAGCTAGGATCAATAATTTGATTATTGTCAGGAATATGTTTCCATTCAAAACGCAAATTTGAGATCGTATTATCCGTTGGTGTTTGTACTGCTGCCATATCATAATATAATTCTGGATTGTCTGGGCGGCTGTCGTTATTGCCGTCTTCCAGTACAACATTTACACGGTCATTATAATAAACGCCATTCATATCAAAATCATATCCGTATACATAAAAATTACCGTACTCAACACCGTCAATAATAAAGTCAATATTATCACGTTTTGATTTTTTAGTATAATAATCCAATTGATATTCATTGTTAATATTGCTAAACACAATTTGTTCACTGCTTACTGTGTATTTTACAACACGTGTTGTTACATCATAACTTGTGCCTGTTGCACTTATTTTACAATGTATTAGCCAGTTAGATGCTTGAGCTGCACCCATTGCGCCAGGAAAATCTTCTGCTGTGTTTATATTGTTTACTTGTTCTGCTATAAACTCTTGTGTATGATAGTTAAAATAAATTACAAATTCATCAACATTATCTGCTTTTAACAAACTAATAATTGAATTACGTTCTGTTTTTGTAAATTGTCTTGGGAAAGGTGCATATACCTTAGTAAATTCGCCTGAAGATTTAATTTCTCTGTCAAGTGCAACTGCGCCAATGCCGCGGTGATCTAGACCGCTTGGGGCACCTGTACCGCTGTCAACACCTAAACCGCTGTTGTAAAGACTTACAACTCTTGCCCAACTGTTGCCAATTTTAACAAGACTTCCAACTCTTACTTGGTCCATAATTCCGCCATCTTTGTTACTTACAACTGGATTACCAGTTGCATTACTGCGGAAATAACCAGTGGTGCTGTCAACTGGTTGCCATGTATAAACTTTACCATTGGTAATAGTTTCCATTGTTGTTTTCCATTTATGGTAATAAAGATTAATTAGTTCTTGATTTTCCAGTTGTGGTTTTATATATCTATCAAAAATTAATTCAGCACTAATATTGTTAGTGTTGTTTTGTTGTAGTGTTTCTTTAACTTGTATTTTACCATCAGTTGCATACAGATTTAAATTGCTGTACTTGCCTGTGGGATCCATTGGATTAATATAACGACTGTGACCGCTGTGTGTGCGGTTTACACTTTTAATTTTTGCAATTTGTGTGCTTTGTGTAATCAAATAGTTGTTGTAATCGTCGCCAGTAATCATACGATCCTGTGCGCTAAATGCACGTGGTGCATTTGTTTTGATTTCATCTAGTGTTTCACTTGCACTTGCATTGTTAATTGTTTCTTGTAAACCTAAACCAAAATTAACTGTATAATTGTTGCCGTCAATACCTGTGTATTTTACGTTAATTTTTTTGCTGCCAATATCTTCGCTACGTAATACATAACTTTGGTTAACGCCTGTACGATACCATACACGAATAATACCACGTGGCAGTTCACCAAAACTTTCGTCTGGGAACATAATACTTGCACTGTTGTCTAGTCCTGTTTTAGCTGCAAAAATATATCTGTTTTTAGGATCAATATTATTAAATATTTCACTAAAGCCGTTTATGTTTTGTACTTTTGTCCATTTTTGTAGTACGTCACCGTTTTCATTAATTGTTTCAACCCAAATGTCATCGTTATTGATGTTTGTTGCTGCAATATCCAATGTCATATTGCTGATAGGTTCACTAATACTGAAATCTTTAAATGCAAGACTACCTTGTTTAAAGCCTACAAAAAAACCAGTGTTTTTGCTTGATAGTCCACGCCCGTCATTTTTATATACAAGTGTAAATTGACTTGCTGGATCAGGTGTATTTTCGTAAATTCTACCCAAGTCGCTGTCATAGTTTAATCCTACTACGTTAAACGGACGGCTTGTACCTGCTACGTTGCCAGTAAATTCAAAAACAATTTGATTTGCTAAATTGTTTAAGTTATAAAATTCATTTGTTACACCGTTAATTGTTGCTGTTTTTCTTGGATTACCAAATTGATTGCTGATGCTAAACACGCTGTTCATTACTGCAATGAAATCATCTAGTGTGGCACTTGTACTAGAGTTCTCAAATCGCAGCTCTTTGCCTGCCAGTGTTGAGCCGTCGCTGCCCAATACTTGTTCGTTTGTTTTAACACTTACAATTTTAAGTTGTCCGTTTGCTGGAATATTTCTACGAGGAACATAGCCCAAGAACTCAGCTAATTTAAATACGCTGTCTTGTCGCTCACTCGTGCTTAAAAAATTATTACGGCTGTTTAGGTCTGCTCTAAACGCCAGGTTGTGACCAAATTGTGCTACTACATCCAACAGTGCAACAAAGTCACTGCTTTCAATCCAGTCATTGAAATTTTCAGGATATTGTGCTTGAATATATGTGATCATACTATTGCGGATAGTATCAAAATCAAATGCTTGGAAATTAGCATTGATATAACTGTCGTATACCGCAAAGTAATCTTCAGCTGCAAACATCCTTACTTGTCTGTTTTTCTGTGCCATCTTATAGGTTTTCCGTTTCTAATTGTTCAGTGTTAAATTTAATAATCAGTGTTTCTACCTGATTAAGCGGAACGTATCTTACGTTTAAGCTCACTGTTACTGAATTTTTATCTTCTTCTACTGTGATATTATCTGAATCAATAAGTTCCCATCTTGGGTCATAATCAATCACCTCAACGACTTCTTGTTGTATACTTTCTACAACAAAGTCATCCAGTGGTTGAAAAAGATAATGTGAGATATTTGTGCCAAACTCTGGGTTGCTCCACTTTTCGCCTTTGGTAATTGAAAAGTGATTTTCCAGATCCTTTTTGGCTAGCTCTAACCCTGTTAGAGTTACGCTACTGCATGTTCCTAGTGTATTTGTTGATCCAATAATAATATCTGCCATATTAATATTTATGGCAAAAATTATCTTAAGGTTAATGATTATTAATGATTAACTTGTCTTCTGGCCATTGAATATACAATTGCCAGTTTTCGTCAGGAACCTGTACGTCAAAACGTTTTGCATGCTGATTTATCTGGTGCCAACTGGGCTTGTAGGGCTTGTTAATAGGTGTAATTAGTCGTTTGCCTTTGGCAGTATTACACTTTTGACAACTTGCTACACAATTTTCCCAGGTTGTTTTGCCTCCCATAACACGTGGAATAACATGGTCAACTGTTAAATCGTCATGTCCAAAACGATCACCACAGTATTGGCAATTGTTACTGTCACGAATAAACAAATTTTTACGAGTAAATTTAGCACGACTTGGTGTTTTATGATACTTGTTTAATATAATTACACTGGGTTTATTCATAACAAAGTTTGCACTACGAAGATAATCATTTTCGTATTCGTGTAAAACTCTTGCTTTGTCTTGAAAAAATAATTTTACTGCGGTTTGCCAGTGTATGGTGCTCAGGGGGAGTAAACTAATCGGGTTTGCGTCTGCGTTAAGTAGTAATACTCTATTGGGCATGTTTTAGGGTTCCTCAGGCTCATCGAGTTCAACGAGGTGGGTTACTTCCGGCAACGGCTCGTTAAATATTTGGTTTTTGGTTATGTTGTTTTGTTCAACATAGTCAACTATTTGTCTCATACGTGGTTGTGTTAGTCCAGGCAAAAACCTACTTGTTTCAATAAAAAACACTACTTCACATTGTTGACGAGCAACACTGTCAGTTAGCCGCAGATACTCCGCTTGTATTAACTTAATACCATTCTTTTTTAACACACTTCTTGGTGTATGTCTACCATAATCTCCCAACATCATAATTTTTGCTTCTGCTTGTGATCTCATACGACTGTTGCCGTTGTAAATTAATGCAGTTGCTACACGATCCCATCGTTGTGCTTGAATGTCAGGTTTTAAATTAAAGCTGGCTATTTCTGTTCCCACACGATCCCAACGCCCAGTAAAATAATAAAGACTTACCAGTGCATCATATTGGTTTTGTGTTAAGCGGTCAAGTGGAAAAAATCTTTTAAATTCTCTTTCAGCGTCTTTGAATCTTTCAATCCATTCACTGTAAGCATCAGCTTCCAGCACACCATTGGGATTTAACATATTTAATTTGCCATTGTAGCCTATAACATTTTGTTTTGTTTTTTTATTTTTATATTTAAATGGTGTATATGGTGTTTGTCTTAATGCAAAATTTAAAAGTTTTTCACTTGTTTCCAGACTATCTAATGTTTGTAAATTTGTTTGATAATCAGCTTTGTGTGGTAAACTATCAAAGTCTATCACCATTTCGTCTGTAATTTGGCTGGGTACTACTGTATACTTGGGCATTATCTTTGTTTCCCTTCGCCAGTTGTAAATTGTTCTTGTACTCCTGGTACACCTTTCCAAGGGTGACGTTCAGGTACACGGCCTGTTACACTTGTGGTTGTGCCGCTGTTTTCAGGAAGTCCGCCTGCTTCTGGTTTTTCTGCTGCGGCGCCTCCTGTGTTCATGTAAACTCTGCCACGTGTTGTTTCTTTGTGATTGGTTGAACTAATGTTTGTGTCTCCTGCGGCTTCCAGTTTGTAATCAGCATCTGTTTTAATGTTAATGCCTTGTTCAGCATGCATGTTAATTGCGCCTTTGGCGTGTAAATTAAAGTCTTGTTCTGTACCAATGCTAAAGCTGTTTTCACTGTAAATGTCAATATTGCCTTCAGCATTCATTTCAATATGTGTACTACCGCCCTGATTGGTGATAAAAATAATACCAGTGCTGTCGTCAATTAATACTTGCCCGCCGCCTGCTGTACGAATACGAATGTTTTGACTGCCGCTGCCGTCTGCACTGCCGTCATCCATGGTTAACACATTACCGCCGGGTGTTGTAATACCCATTACTTTACTTGGAGATTCACGTCTTGCACTACTCATGCTGTGTCCACGAACATGATCGTCATCTAAACCTTGATCTTGTAGATTTTCTGTTCTACTAGTTTCTTCTGGTTTAGTTTGTGGATCACCTGTTTCGTTTGGATTTTGTTCTCCAACTGGTGTAATTCCACCTTCATAGTTTTCAGCACTTGCATTACCACCCAAGTTGTGGTTTGTTGGTGCAGTAATTAATCCGCCTATTAAAACAGGTTGTCTTAAACTTGCACTAAACTGTACCATTACTGTTGAGCCCACTGCTGGTGGTTGTGTCCACATACCAAATGTTTTTACAGTTGTTTCTTCGTCTTCAACATTTTTACTGGTGTCTCTGGCATCAGTTGCACCGCCCATTGGCGTCATTAACAGTGCGCTAAAAGGAGCATTGCTGTTATAGTCAGCAATTTCTACCTCAACACGACCTGTGTATGTTGAGTCATCATTTCTCAAAACACGAGCAACATACATGCCGTCTGGAAGTGGTTGTCCACTTGGATTGGCTTTTATGTTGTTGTCAGATAAAACTGTACCTGCTGGTCTTCTTTTTCCTGATGACATTATAGTCTCTCCAATTTATTTCTTACAAGTGATGCAGTTAAGTCATCACGTTTAATTCCACTAAGTGACTGTGTAAACTTACCAGCCTGGAAGCGGTGGCTTATACTGTTAATTTGATAAACACCACTTGTTAAATAATCAAATCTACCACGTTGTTGGTTATCCACTTGTGCGACATTTTGACTTGGATAATAATTAATAAATGCTACAAGAACATCACCAAGTCTATTTTTTCTTGCTGCTGAATTACTTACTGCATCGCTTGTGGGAAATGCGTCTGCTGCACCAATCCAGAAAGGATCTCCAACAATATCCATATTTAAGTTCATAAATGCATGTTGTGTACTGTTGATGTTATCCAACTGTTGGTTACTTTGATTGCTGCCATCATTGTCGATTGTATTGTTGTCACGTGAACTTGGTCTTGAAAAATCACTTACTGGATTTACTACTCTTGGATCTTGTGGTATACGTGATGAGCTAGGTGTAGCCACTGGTGTTGGTTCAGCCAATGCTTCTGTTAGCGGAATAAATTGATCACCGTCCATTGATTTGTTGTTAAAGCTGGGTGGTATTTGATCAAAAAACAGAGGATTGATTGACAAGTCCATGTCTAATATTTCTGTGTTTAATCCAGTATACAAATAATCATATCTCTTGTAAATAAAATCACTCAAGTTATTTAAAAAACTGTTTTGTATTCTTGCATTGCTTCTGTTTGCTTGTTCTTCACGTGGTGTTGTTGTAGGTCTGTCAAATGTTCTTGCTAAACTTACATCAATATAAATTGTTTGTTCAATTTGTCCAGTAATAGGATCAGTAACGTCTGAGTTAACCTCTACACTTGAGTTGACCACTACTTTGGGTAACCCATCTTCCCAACGAGCATTTTCTCGCATTGTAGCCAGTGCTGGAATATCTTTGTTTAATTGTTCATAAAGAAAAGCAACAATGTTTGTGTCAGCAGGTATACTGATTTGTATACTAACTGGACTGTCAGGATGATGCCCTGTGCCGCTGCCGCCCGTTTGTACTCCTCGCCATAATTCACTCATGATTGGAGCCATACTACTGTCTGCTCTTATTACCCATCTTCTATGAACAACATCAACCTGTGATGTTTCGTCACGTTGTCTAATAGTAACTTCATTTTCATTTAATGTTGTTTGAACATTGCTTAAAAAGTCACGTACTGTAAAAATATTTGTAGCTGTCACGGCTGTAGGTACATTGCTTGAGTCTAAACCTTCACGACTTGCACAATTGCATGTAAAGTTGTACACTGTTCCTTGAGCGCCAATGCTGGCTTGAATATTTTGTATTGTTAGCTGAAAATAAAAAATACCAGGATAAACTTTTGGTCTGTCAGTTGTTGCATCTCTGCCTTTGAATTCCAGTTTTAAAATGTATCTGCTATTACGGAAGCTAGTATAATTAAATTCCATAATATACTTGTACATGGCTTCGTATAATTCAAAACCCAGTACTTCATGTATGTCAAACTGTACACTGCTGAGTGTTGTATTTGCAGTTTGATCACTGCCGCCTAATGCAGTAGTAGTAAAAGCAACGTTGTCAATACCAAATCCAGCAGTTGCACCACTCTGTGCAATCAAGAAAGCACGGCGAGCTGAAAGTACAGCCTGGTCATTTCTTAATACTGTGGGATTGTTATAAATGTCGTCACTTACAAGATAAAAACTAAAATTATACGTTGGAAGATTGACGGTGTTTATCCAGTTGTCTTGTGTCGCCATTAACTAAACCTTTCAGGAACCTGGATTGTAATGCCGCTGCGAAAATCCATAATTGGATCTTTTAGTTTATCTTGATTAAACTCAGCGAACACCCACCAAAGTTTGGCATCTCCATATCTATCATAAGCCATTAAATCTGGTCTCATGTTGTATTTGTTTTCAATTTCAATTTCCAATAAATCATAATTTTGTGACAAATCAATATCGCTTTGTAATATATCTAAATATTTTTCGTCTACAATATTAGTACTTCTATAAAGACTACTTGGATGATAAGTTATTTTTGCCATTAAATAAATCCTTTTCCTAATATTGAACCGCTTCTATATGCGGCTGCATTAAAATTATTTCTAACATTTACTGGAACATGCTGTACTAGCAAATCTAAACTTGCCAAATACATACTTGGTATGTTACCATAATCTGTTTCTACATAATCCAAATCTTCTGGAAGTGTGTAGCTAAAACTAGCAACCACAACTGGAACATTTGCAAAGTTTAGTGGACCATAACCTGACAATCTCAAAACAGGAGGCGGCACGCCAGGGTTTCCACTGCTACGCCCAAACTCGCCTTTTGTACATGATTTAAAAAAGTGCATTGCCGCTGCACTGTAATTGGCGTCTTCTTGTGTTTGTGCAGTAAATTGTGCTGTAATTTGAATACTTGGGTTACGTGTGTTTACCCAATAATTTGTTTGATAAACACTGTGCGTTACATCATAAGTTCCATAGCTGGCAGCATGTCCAACTTGGATAGTAGGTGTATAAGGAAAAACAACGCCGCCTGTACTCCTTAATGGTGAAAGGTCACCAGTAAGTGCAAAGCCGCTGCCTGCACGTAATCTTACTTTGTCTCTGCCTTTAACGCCTCCGCTCATTTGCTAACACGCTCCTCAATAAAGTCAAATACTTCTTGGTCAAATTTACCAAAAAACTCCACAAACGTTTTTTGTTTTTCTTCTGCTGGCTCGTTACTTGCCATTGTTTCTCTAAAATCTGTTGCGCTCATACCGCCTTTTTCAATTGGCATTTCTTTAATGTATGCACGATGTAAACTGCCGTTTTCAAAATATGTTTCCAGTGATTTTTTATCCTCAGGCATTGGATGCAATGCACCGCCTGTTTTTAAACGTCCTGCGTCTTTAGCACTAAACGCCAACACTACCGCAGATTTTTCTGGATCTCTGCCCATCTTTGTGACATCTGGACGGTATGGGCTAGTGTTTACAACGTTACTGATTCCAAACATCTTTTTAATAATCATTGCTTTCTCCTCAAACGTAAAGGGATCGCTTGAGTAGTTGCCAGCCATGTGAGCGGCTTGCTGTTTTTGCCCAAACATAGTAGCAATAAATACATTGTCCGCACCAAACTCTTGTGCTAAACGACTGTAAAGCGCATAATGCCCAGCATGCATAGGCTGGAAACGACCACCATATACAACTGTAACTTGTTTGGCTTTTTCTTCTAATAAATCAGTATAACGCATTGATTTTTCTCCATATATTGTATTTATGTAAAGAAAAACCATTGACTTTTGATTAAGTCTTGTTATAATCTATACTATAGGAGTTTAATATAATTATGGCAAGAGCACCAAAACAATATTATCTTACCAACAAGGATCTACTAAAAGAGATACACAATAGCAAAATGAGCTATTGTTATTGCTTGGATGAAAAGTATTACTACTTTGATTTGATCCTTGATGATGTAAATGAAATTAACGAAGAAAATATTCAGTTAGCAAAAGAAAATCATGCAACACGTTTAACTAAACAGGCACACGAAGCAGAAGTTAAACGTTGGGAACGTGGAGAGTTACAACGCAAAACCAAGCCACGTACTGCTGACTTTACTGTAGATCCAGACAGCATTCCGCTGGAAAACATTGTTTTCCGTGTTATGACTTTTGATCACATCCCTGACGAACAGCGTAAAACTAATCCTAAAACAATTGCAGACACAAAGTCAAGATGCAATTTTCCTCCATACAAGCATTATGCGTATGTTGACGGCGAATGGACAGAAGTGGTACGTAGTCACTGGGAAGGTGGCTTAGGCAATGGACATTTTAGTGTAACACACGGCTCTACTAATAGTAAACTAGCAATGATGTATATGAAATTATGTGAAAGATACAGCCGCCGCGGTAACTGGCGAGGATATACATATGTTGATGAGATGCGTGGACAAGCATTGTTACAGTTAAGCCAGATTGGTTTACAATTTAACGAAGCAAAATCACAGAATCCGTTTGCATATTATACAGCGGCAATCAATAACAGTTTTACACGAGTGTTGAATTTGGAGAAACGTAGCCAAAACATCCGTGATGATCTATTGGAGCAAAATGGACTAGATCCCAGTTGGACTAGAACATTTGGTGCTGAATGGGAAGCCATTCAGGAAAGAACAGCAAAAGAAGATAGAAAAGAATAAAGCAGGTTTCGCATAATGATGTTTGATGAAGTTGTCATATTTACTGACATACATTTTGGTATGAAAAATAACAGTCGCCAACATAATATTGACTGTGAAGAATTTATCAAGTGGATGATTGAGCAAGCACACGCTCGTGGCATCCGCAAGTGCTTCTTTTTGGGAGACTGGCACCATAATCGTGCCAGCATCAACGTAAGCACACTTAACTATACTACCAGTAACTTACGCCGCCTTAGTGATGCGTTTGATGAGGTTGTGATGATTACTGGTAACCACGACCTGTATTATCGTGAGAAACGTGAAATTCACAGTGTTCCCATGGTAGACAGGTATCCCAACTTGCGTATGATCAATGATGGTATATACGAAGAAGATGGGTGCGCCTTTGTTCCCTGGCTTGTGGAAGATGAATGGAAAAAGCTCAAGGACTTAAAGTCCAGATTTGTCTTTGGCCATTTTGAACTCCCCAGCTTTTATATGAACGCTATGGTCCAAATGCCTGATCACGGACATGGCTTAAAAGCTGAACACTTAAACAAAGCTGAAAAGGTTTTTTCTGGTCACTTCCACAAACGCCAGGAACAAGGCAATATCATTTATCCAGGTAATTGTTTCCCA